ACTCGTCACCAGACTCGTCACCAGACTCGTCACCAGACTCGTCACCAGACTCGTCACCAGACTCGTCACCAGACTCGTCACCAGACTCGTCACCAGACTCGTCACTATCCGGCGCTTGTAGCCTATCAAGTATTTCACGCGCCAGTTTAGCCGCGCCAAATTCCATCAGGAAACTAGGCTTTAGTGCCCCGGCGCGTGCGTGCTCTAAATACTTTTCGATACTATCAAGGCGTGATAAAAACGGTAGCGCCCCGGCGTCGATGCCAAACTGTTCATTAATAGCCAGTTTTAAGATATAGCCAAGCGATTGTAACGGGTTATCAACTAACGCGTTTAAACGTTCAGCCGGTATGCCTTTGAACGTGTGGCGGCGTAGCCGTGTGAGACATTTTAATAAGTTAACAGCGACGTTATTTTGCAAGGCTAACATTTCTATCCTGCAATCCTCTAAGCCGTTAAACATAGAAAACTCATACGGCGTAGGGAACAAGGATTGTGTCTTAGCATTATCTTTTGTTGTATACAAGGCGTGCAAAGATTCATGTAGCCAGTATCCGGTAAAAGTATCGGCCTGTATCCGGGTTAACATCCCTGATTTGGGGAGCGCTGGCAAAAATAGCGTGATACTCAATTCACCATAAATATTTGTATCGAAGTTAATAGCCGCCGTGTTTCCTTGGCAGTGTACGTCAATACGTTTCACGTCGACGGCGTGTGCGCGTAGCATAGCCGCTAACGCGGCGCGGCTGGCCTGTGCATAGGCGTAGCCAGAAACCGGCTTAGCGCTGTTTAGTGTGCTTAGGTAGTCCATGTTTAGGCTCTCAATTGTGTAAGGTGTACGGCGGCTTGCGTGCGGTATGTTTCTCTATCCTGTTCGTGTCTTATAAAAGCAAACACGGCTGTTTCCATCGCTAAGTCGTGCGGTATACCGTCGACTATGAATTCAGCTAACGCGTTTAAACGCCTAAAAGAAATAGGTTCTTCAATCTCACCTGCGGTAGCCATGCCGCGCATGATGTTCGCAAATTCCGCTATTTCCAGCGCGCTGTTTTTATTGATACCGGTCAACGATACAAGTAACGCGGCCTCATGTGCCGGTGCCATATAGAAGCATTGTAGTTTCGCTTTGAACCTGTCACCAAAGGCGCTGTTAACCGCAAACGTACCGTCGTAGCGGCCTGTATCGTCACCGTCACCGTTTTGATTATCGGCGGCAAAAAATGACACGCCGTCAGCTATCCACACGCGTTCCCCGGTTTCTGCTATGTCATAGTATTTCTCATCCAGTAGTGTTTGGTAGATTTCGCACGCGTCCGGGTTACGCGTAGGTTCATCTAAGAGTATGACCGCGCGCGGCGTTTTAATGGCCTGAGTCAACGCGCCGTCACTCCACTGGGTTTTACTGTCAGGTAGCAGGAAACAACCTATCAATGCCTGCGATTCCATTGATTTAGTGTGCGATATCCTGAAAAACGGACGTCCTAATGAGAAGGCCAGCGATTGTACAAAAGTCGTTTTGCCTGTGCCTTTTTCACCGTATAGCCATAATGGGTTATCACGTTTAACGGCGCTGGCTACCTGTGCCAGTAACCCGGAGTTGTGCATCTGATTCATGTCATAAAATGCAGGTTCACGCGGCGCTTCAAAGTCGTATCTGTCGAAAGTATACGCGCCGTCGATGTCAGGCCAGATGTCGGCGGCTTGTACTGTATCGACTTTTTGCGGGTTCACGTCCGGCGTTATTTCGTTCCCGTCAATGTCAACTGTGCGCGTTATGATTTGCGGCGGCGTAGTCGATATACGGCGCGCGTTGTCGACATCATCCTGTAGCGCGCTGTTGTCCGCGTGTAGGCCGTCTATGATACTGGTGAGGTTATCATTCTCTTTTTGATAATCGCCTAGTACGACGCCTAGGGAAGCTATAAACGCGTTTTTCCCGTCGTTCATAAATGTATTCGCAAGATCAGCGCCAACGGTGCTATTTTGCGGCGCGCTACTGGTATCACTAGGTTGCGGCTGAATAGGCTTAGGTGTGTTACCTAGCGCGGCGCCAAGTGTCATAGCGTTATATGCCTGTTCAATATCGGCGTCGGTTAACCCTGCTACCGCGTGGCCTTTTTGTATCAAGGCGCGGCGCTGGCTATTTATGGTTAGATTTGTCATTTTCCTGTTTCCTGTTTAGCGCGCTACTACGCGCGGTGAATTTCAAGTGAGATGTTTGCACACGCTGGGCAGTGAACCATACCGTGTGTTTGATACATAACGCCCTGTTCTACGGCGGTACATTGTTTAGCTGATAGATTGGATTTAAATCCACACGCGCATAGTAGTTTATTGTTATTCCGTCCTTTTGATTTATTAGGTATAGACAACTTGGCGTGCGGGATATCGCCTAAGATATCGACGTATTCTTGTAGCGTAACTGTCAATGTTTCCCCGGCTACGGTAGCGGTAAGTTTTCCTTCCAATCCGGTAGCGCGCGCTATCTGGGCAAAGAAATTCCTGTGCCCTGATTCACAATTATCGAATGCGTGTATTAGTTCATGGTGCAGACTAGCCAGCATTTTTAGTGAGTCACTTTCTCCGGCGTCGATGAAGATTTCATTGATACCGTCGGCGCTATGTGATTGGGGGTGACATTCAGCCAGAGCTTTAGATTTTAACGGCGCTACACTTATGCGGTAGTGTGGCACCGGCAGCGCGGCGTCAAGTGGGAACAGGCGCGAGCGCGTATTCACGGCGGGTTCGAGTATTTCAGCTACTATCATAGCGGCGGCGCTATTTAGCCACTGTTCGCGTGTAATTGGTTCGTTCATTTTTGGCTCTCCGTTGGCGGTGTCCGTCGTTATTGCGAACACTCGCTAGCGAGTGTCCGCGAATTTCACCATATTGTCAAGTGTCTAAACAGTGTAAATCATGTAAGAAATTGACATAGATCACGTAAATGCATGGTTTGAACCGTCTAAACGGACACTTTTTAGGGTATTTCTACCGGGGGCGCGGTATTTGCGAGCGGTAGTAACGGCGGGAGGTGTGGCTATTTTCTACCGGTTCTACCTTCTACTTACTATATATGGTTATTAAAAGTAGTACTGTATATATATACAGTGGTATAGGGTATATGGTTTTTCTTATATATGAAGTTTAACTAAAACCACGGTAACACCGGTAGAAATAGGCTGTATCCCTTTAAATACGCGGCGTGCCAGCATACCGTAACACCGGTAGAATCTACGGTATTTGGCGGTATAAATACATGGTTTAAATAGTTCACAGGTTACACGGTAGCGCGTAGTGTTTAAACATGGCTTGTAACGGCCTGTGATGGCCTGTGATGGCAAAACAGCGTCTAGCGCTGGCACACGTACAGCCGCCGCGTTTAAACTTAGCCAGCGCGCCATATGTGCATGGTATGGCCTGTTCTCATTGTTCTAATAGTGTTTAAACAGCAGGAGAAAGGCACCCCCACGGTCAATTCGATCCGGCTGTCGCTGCAATTGCTCGGAGGTACACGTATATTTTTGTTATTTTTAAAATGAGCGTACCTATGCACACCAAAGCTAAAAAGTACACGGCCAAAATAAAAATTTTTATGTTTATTTTGCCGGGGTGTGTTTAAACACGCCTCCGCACATACAGCGTTTAAACACCCTCCCAGCTAGGGGGGACGCAACCGGGATAGAAAACCTAGTTGCGTCCCCCTATTTTTTCTCCGAGTTGTCTGATAGGCCCCCTGTCAGACAAAAAATCGAGATTTTAAAATGAGCGTATAAAAACTTTGCTCCATAGACACGCTATGGCGTACAATCAGCCCATGCAAATCATCGACTACCAATATATCGACCCTGCGCTGCTCCTCGACGAGTACCACCCGGCAAATCAACCGTTCTACCAACACCAAAAACACATCCAGCGTGCTATCGTGGCGCAGTCAGTCAAATGCAGGCCAAAACACATCGAAGCGGCGAAGCTACACGTCCGGGGTATGCCAAACAAAGAAATCGCAGAGCAGTTGGGCTACGCACAAAACACCGTCGTCACGATCTTCGCCCGTAAAAACATCCAAGAACTGATCGAACTGCTCCACTTCTACGACCTGCACCTCGAAGGCCCTTCAATCGAGCACAGAAAGCGTATGCTCAACGAAATAGCCGTCGACAACCAAGCCGAAGACCCTAAAACATCCATCGCAGCGGTCAGAGAGATGAACAGCATGGACGGTGTAGGGCGGGATAAGGTCGATACCAAGGTGAATATCACAATTAATAACACCCAGCTACCGAAGGGAGTGCTTGATGTCTGACGCGGAATTGTTACGTGGGTATTTCAGTGTCGATGGGCGCGCTTACGCTTTTCTGCACGGTGTTCCCTACACCAAGGAAGAAGTTGATAAGCAAAACGACGCTCAACTGGAGCGACTGATTGAGATTCGCGAGGCTGCGAGAGTCAGTGGCTGAATTTAAGCTCAAATACACCCCCCGCGACCACTTTCTGCCCTTACACCAGAGGGATAAACGCTGGTCATCCCTAGTTTGTCACCGCCGCGCTGGTAAGACCTTCGCGTGCGTCAACGAGGCCGTCATTCGCGCCCTATACACACCAAAGGAGAACGCCAGATATGCGTATATTGCACCATTTTATAAACAGGCTAAAGACGTGGCTTGGACATACCTCAAAGACGCTACAGAAGGCATTGCCGTTGAAGTCAGAGAATCTGATCTTCGCGTGGTACTTCCTAACGGTGCTTGGATTACTCTTTACGGCGCTGATAATCCTGATGCTCTCCGGGGGATATATCTGGACGGCGTTATTCTTGACGAGTATGGTGATTGTCGTCCTTCTTTATGGGCCGAAGTTATTTTACCAACGCTTGCGGACAGGCGCGGTTGGGCTGCGTTCATTGGTACGCCAAAAGGTAAGAACCATTTTTATCATATTCACCAAACAGCGGTAAGCGACCCGGAGTGGTTCAGTATGACGCTCAAGGCGAGCGAATCAGGCATACTGGCCCCTGATGACCTTAAACAACTGCAAGGATTGATGGAGCAAGCGCAGTATGACCAGGAATTTGAGTGTGACTTTACCGCTGCGGTACTCGGTACGTATTATGCTGCGATCATACAAACGATGGAGCAAGAGGGCCAAATCGGGAAGCTCAACCTCTTTGACCACACCCAACCTGTACAGATCGCCGCCGACATCGGGTACAGCGACTCCTGCGCCTTCTGGTTCTGGCAATCAAGACCTGACGGCATAGCCATAATCGACTATTATGAGAATCAGTCCGTCCCTCTCAGCCATTACATCGACATGCTACAGGCGAAGCCCTATGAAATTGAAACACTCTGGCTACCTCACGACGCACGAGCAAAGACGCTCCAAACGGGGCGATCAACAGTCGAACAGCTTATCGAAGCGGGTCTACCATGCCGCGTGGTGCCTAAACTGGCCGTACAACAGGGTATTGACGCTGCTCGCCTTGTACTGCCAACATGCCACATTGACACAACCAATGGCGACGCAGGTGTTGAAGCACTTAGAGCGTATCGACGAGAGTTTAACGAGCTTACAAAAGCTTTTAGAGACACCCCCCTCCACGATTGGGCCTCTGACGGAGCAGATGCGTTTAGATATTTAGCCTTGGTCGCGCAGGAGAAAAGGGGTAATATCACGTCACAACCCTCACGTCCAGTGTTTGAGAAGCCAAAAATCACATTGAACGAGTTGTTTGAGGATAGGGAAAAACCACAGAAGCTATCCATTGCGAGGCGTAGAATTTAATGGCTAATAGCAGTGTACAGGGGGCGATAGACTCCCTAGATGAATTTGAGAACGACAGCGAACCAACCGTAGGCCAGCACAAGCGGTGGGACGCGGAGATTAAGGCGGCGTTCACAGCGTGTCGTCAGTACCAGAAGCAGGGCGCGGAGGTGGTGCAGGCGTATTTGAACTCAAAAGCGGGGGAGACGTTTAACCTTAACCTGTTTCACGCCAATATCAGAACGATGCAGGCAATGATGTTCGGTAAGCTGCCTGAGATAAAATTTTCCCGTACTAACATGGACTTTAACGATGATCCAGCCAGAGTCGCAGGAATCCTGTTCGAGAGGATGCTCAACGCCGACATCGGCACCCCTAATGACCTCTACTCAGAAGCACTTAAACAGAATCTACAGGATCGCCTTTTACCCGGTCTTGGAATTTCCAGAGTACGCTACGAGTTCGACAAAGAAGAAGTCGAGATCGCATCCGTAACAGATCAGTTGACGGGCCTAGAGCTAGAGCCTGCCCGTACAGAAGAACAGATCACCGACGAGAGAGCACCAATAGATTATGTCCACTGGCGCGATTTTGTATGGGCACCAGCGAGGACATGGCAAGAGGTTCGATGGGTAGCCTTCCGCACGCTTATGACAAAGGATCAGCTCACCGAGCGCTTTGGCGAAGACATAGCGAAGCATATTCCCTTAGAGAAGACCGCCTTGGACGACGGTGAGGAGGACATCGACTCTGATGATCCAAAGCAAGACGCTTGGATGCGTGGTGAGGTGTGGGAGATATGGGCGAAAGAAGACAAGAAGGTTTATTGGTTCTGCAAAGGGTATAGTAAGATTCTTGACGAGCAGAACGACCCACTACAGTTGACGGGGTTCTTCCCAATACCACAACCGATGGTTGCTAACGTAACCACTACGGCGTTCATGCCCAAGTCAGACTACAAGATGTCTGAAGATTTGTACCTTGAGATAACAAACCTTGAGACACGTATAGCCAAGATTACTGAGGCGATTAAGGTCGTTGGAGTCTATGACCAATCTAGCGAGGGCGTTAAGTCGCTCATGCTGGAGGGCGTGGAGAATGACCTGATCCCGGTGGACAACTGGGCGATGTTTGGCGAGAAGGGCGGCTTGCAGGGCGCGATTGATTGGCTGCCTATTAAAGAGGTCGCTGAGACTATGATGATATTGGTCGGGCGCAGGGACGACGCTAAGGCGCTCCTGTTCGAGATCAGTGGTATGTCTGACATCATGCGTGGCGGTAAGCAGGCAGGTGGTGCAGCGTCCGCGACAGAGCGTGCGCTAGAGGCGCGGTTCGCGTCGATCAACGTACAGTCCATGCAGGACGAGTTTGCCCAGTACGCGACTGACTTGATCCGTCTGCGTGCTGAGATAGTGTCTAAACACTTCCAGCCTGAGTCAATCGTCAAGCAGTCTAACGCAATGGCGATGACCGCAGAGCAGGAGTTAATTCAGCCTGCTATCGACATTATGAAGAATCGCGCCGACTTGATCTGGCGCATTGAGGTTAAAGCCGAATCAGTAGCGATGGTGGACTATGCACAGCTTAAAGAGGAAAGGACGAGTTACATCACGGCACTGGCTACGTTCTTACAGTCGGCTGCGCCTCTTGTTGAGTTGGAACCAACTGCAACGCCTGTACTTCTGGAAATGCTCAAGTGGGGGCTTGCGGGGTTCAAGGGCAGCAATGAGGTTGAAGGAGTTCTCGATCAGGCTATCAAGACGCTTCAGAGCGCCGGGCAACAGGGCGAAAACGATAAGCCGTCTGACGCTGAAATCAAGGCTCAAACGGAACAAGCTAAACAGCAGTTTGAAATGCAAAAGCTACAACTCACGCAACAGTTCGAGCAACAGAAATGGCAGTACGAACAGCAGCACATACAACTTGAAGCGCAGATAAGACAGCAGGAACTCCAGACGGAAAATAATAATAATATCCGTAAGGAGCAGGCTCAAGCTGAACTGAATATGGTCGAAGAAGAGAAAGAGACTGAAGAATTTATCAAGCGGGAACAGGCGCGAGCGCGTTTAAACCCGACGCAAAGTTCCAATGAGTGATCTCGTCGAGCGCGTCTGTCTGCATGAAGGCTTCAGAGCTAAACCTTATCAGGATCATCTGGGCAACTGGACATTCGGGCACGGGCTGACGTGGATCAGTGAGGAAGAATCCAAGCGCATCGTCAACGAGCGCCTGTTGCAGATTATGCGCGAATTGAAGACACAGCACCCAGCGTGCTTAGACCCTAATTTTTACTCTGATGCTGAGATAGAAGTGCTTGACGAAGTGGTAGAAGTAACAGCCGAAATGGCCTTTCAACTGGGTGTCGCAGGCGTAAACAAATTCAAGAAAATGTGGGCCGCGCTGGAAGCGGGTAACTACATGTTGGCACAGATGGAAATGTTAGACTCACAGTGGGCAGAGCAGACGCCAGAAAGGGCGCACGAATTGGCTGACGTTATTGGGGAGTTGAATGAGTGACATGGGTAGCAACGACAGGTGTAGTGGATACGTTGAATTAATAGCGGCGATGAAAGAGGCTAATGCAGATTTAATGATACGAGTTACGGAACGACTTGCACAGCACCGACAACAAGATCAGCAATTCATGGCTGACGTGAAAATGTCGGTTGCGTTGACCGCGCAGAAAGCTGACGAGATAGGTAAAGTGCTCACGCCAATACCTGCACGAATTTCGGCGCTTGAAACGTCTGTGCGCCAGATTGCGGACAACGACAAAACACAGTTTGACTTAATTACGCAGATACGCGAAGACCACCGCGATCTTGAGGTAAAGGTTGCGAAGATACCCAACGTAAGGCAGTCGTTAGCTGCGGTTAAGACTAATGGGGGTTTTTTGACGTCCGCGAACGGTAAGTATGCAATATGGGCGGGCATACTTATCATCGTCGGGCTGTTTGGTATTGCGGGGGTCAACATGACAGGAGTGATAAAGCCTTAGTGGGTATTATAGCTAAAATTCTAGGTTCGGGTGACGTTCTGGCTAAGGGGCTTGAACTGATCGACGATGCGTTCGAGTCAGAGGAAGAAAAGCGCGAGTCGAAAGCTAAAGCTAAGATAGACCTGATGAAAGCATACGCGCCGTTTAAACTCGCGCAGCGGTACATCGCGTTGCTGTTTACCTGCACGTTTCTTGCGTGCTTTTTTATTGTATTGATTATGACGCTGATGGGCGTAGGCGACACCGCCGAAGTTGTTAGCATCATGGCAGAGTTTAAAATTGGTTGGATTATGACCACTATCGTGCTGTTTTATTTTGGTGGTGGTCTAGTAGAGTCAGTAGGAAGCATTAAAAAATGACACGCAGACGGTGGCGACAGATCGAAGGGCGGTTAGTCGAAATTGACATCAAAACCGGGCAACCTGTGGGCGCAGATGAGCCGCCTATTCGTTCTCACGGTGTTTCTGTGTTTCAGGAGGTCATAGCACCCGATGGGACGAGAATCGCCTCACGGGACGCTATGAGGGCCTACGAGAACCGCACAGGCATGACAAATGACCTTGATAGCCTCAGAACGCAGACACGCCGGGAGTTAAACAGGGCAAACGAGGTAACAAAGCCAAAGAAAGACCCAACACGCATACCCGCATTGTTGGACGCATTTGAGCGAGCAAGTTCGTCAGGGTACAGTAGGAGGCCCGTATATGATGAGTGAAATAGCAGCGGAAGTAGTAGACGACGAGGAAGGCGAAGAATCAGGTAATGAGATGGAGGACGCGCTTTCAGCGGCCTTCGACGAGTCAGAGGCGGCGGAAGCGGCAGCTAGTCCCGCGCCTGAAGCAAAACCCTCGGTGGAGTCGGCTCCCGAATCAACCACCACAACCCCAAGTACGGGGGACGCTCCACCCGAGGGAACTACGGAAGAGCCTGCGGCGCTTACAGCCCCGGCGTCATGGTCGCCTGAAGCGCGAGAGGCGTGGAAAAGCATACCTCCAGAGGTGCAGAAGCACATCGACAAGCGTGAGGCTGAGATCCGCACGGCGCTGAACGACACAGGCACCGCACGCCAGCACCAGACGGAGTTCCAACGGCTGACCCAACCATACCAGCAGTTGTTCCAAGCGCAAGGCGTGGATGCCATGACAGGCATAAACGCCGTGCTGGGTACGGCAGCGGTGTTACAGGGAGGCACAGTTCAGCAGAAAGCGGAGACAGTTGCTACGCTCATCGAAGATTATGGTATAGATATCAGTGCCTTAGACGATCTTCTTGTGGGCAATATCCAACCGCAATCTAATGACCCGGAGGTGGCGCAGCTACGTGAACAACTGGCGCAGCAACAGCAGTGGATAAATAATCAACAGCAGCAGTATCAGGCGCAGACCAACGCAGAGCAGCAGCGTTTAAACAACGACGCGGAGCAGTTCATCAAGACGCATGAATTTGGTGAAGACGTGCGGCGCGATATGGCACGCTTCTTTGATGTCGCCGTGCAGCAGGGGGAGACGCTGACGATGGACGAGGCGTACAGACGCGCCCTGTCTACACGCCCGGACATTTTGAAGATCATCCAGAACAGGAATAACAGCCGCAGAAATCAGGACGCCGTAGGCTCGGCACAGGCCGCAGGACGGTCAGTACCACAAAATTCAAGCGTAGCCGCACAAGCCCCCGCGCCTACGTCAATGCGAGGGGCACTTGAACAAGCATGGGAAGACGTTTAATATGTGAACCCTATGCACGAAAAGTAGACCAAATTACGAGATTAGCCCCACGGAGGACAGACGAGCGCAAGCCCACGGAGTCCAGACGAGGTAAACCCCCGGAATTAGAGTCGTTGCAACGCCCACAGGTAAGGCTGACCGTTGTTAATGCTCAGGTTAAAAACTGAAACTCTAACTAGGAGGATTGGCTAATGTCATTCCCAAACGTGAGCGATATTCTTGCCACGACCATTGAAAACCGATCTAAAAAGATCGCAGACAATGTGACTGACAACAATGTTCTGCTCAAGAAATTGTCTATGTCGGGCAAGGTTAAAACCTTCTCTGGCGGGCACAAGATATATCAGGAGTTGAGTTTCGCCGAAAACGGCAACTCCGGTTTCTATTCCGGGTACGACCAGCTTCCTATCTCTGCCAGTGACGTGTTAAGCGCCGCTGAATTTGATATCAAGCAGGCCGCTGTACCTTGTATCGTCTCCGGGCTGGAGCTACTCCAGAACTCAGGTAAAGAGCAAATGATCGACCTGCTCGAAAGTCGCCTGAGCGTTGCCGAATCCACACTGACAAATCTCATCTGCGAAGGCATGTACTCTGACGGTACAGGCTCTGGCGGTAAAGAGATCACAGGTCTTGACCTCGCTGTACCCGTTACAGCTACGACGGGCACCTATGGCGGTATCAACCGCGCTACGTGGACTTTCTGGCGAACCACCTCAACAACTGCGGACTATTCGTCAACTACACTCCAATCAGCTATGAACACTATGTGGGCAGCACTGACACGGGGTAGCGATAGACCCAACTTGATTATTATGGATAACGCCATGTGGACACTCTACATGGATACGCTGCAAGCGCAGCAACGCTTCCATAGTGCTGAAGTCGGAGACTCCGGTTTTCCTTCAATCAAGTACATGGGTACGGATGTATGTCTGGATGGAGGTATTGGCGGTAACGCTACTACCCGGACTGCATATTTTCTCAACTGTGACTACCTGCACTGGCGACCACACTCCAAGCGTAATATGGTGCCACTGTCCCCAAATCGTCGTTATGCGACGAATCAGGATGCTGAAGTTCAGATTCTGGCGTGGGCGGGCAATATGACTTGCTCAGGGGCACGCTACCAAGGACGCTTGATAGACTCCGCGTAACAGCAGGGTTAAGCTAAACGTCTGTAGGAGGGCGTATACATGAGTGATTTTAAACGTTTGAACGGTATTATTGGTGGTCAAGCGATTGACGAGAATAGTACCACCCAGAAGCATGAGCTAGGTGAAATAGCTTATGCCCGTGATACGGCATCAACAGCTTATGGCGACGGTGTATTTATTTACTGCACAGGGCTTGCCTCTGTAGCAGTAGGTGAGTGTGTAAAGATTGAAGCAGACACATACACCGTGAAATTGGCTGTTGCTGATGACGCTGGCGCGATTGGTTTCGCAATGGCGGCTACGGTAGCCGACGAGTACGGGTGGTTTCAGATCAAGGGCTGTGCGGTTGGGTTGGGAGCGGCTTCTAACGCTGACAACGCGGCGCAGTACCTTACGGCAACTGCCGGTACTATCGACGATGCTGTTGTCGCTGGTGATCGTATCCATAATTGTCTTTCAGTCAGTGCGGTGGACACACCAAGCACTGGGTTGATCGAATTGGATATAAACTATCCGCACACTGATAATATTGCGGACTAACAGGTTAATGGGGGCGCAAGCCCCCTTTTCCTTACACAAATACAGTAGGAGTATTTTATATGTCTGAGTTTGACTTAGATGAGAGTCTTAATGATATAGCTTTAGGCCCTGAGCATGTGGGGGCTGGTCAGCTCAATCATGGGCTGTACGTGAAATTTTACATGAACTCGGTACTTGATGATGCCGCGTCTACCCAGCACGGTCGTGCGGTGTACAAAGACGTAGAGTTTGTTCAGATCATGGTGCCAGGGGACAAAAATTCCCTTATCGACAGACCCACCCGATTGGGGTTTGACGAGAAGTCAGACAACCAGAAATTTGCGCGTGAGTACGCGCTGTTTAAAGAGAACAAAGATCAGAAAGTGGATGGCACGCCTCTCAAGGAGTGGCCCCCGCTGAGTAAAGGCCAGATTCAGGAACTGGCATATTTCAATGTCACCACGTTGGAGCAGTTAGCCAACCTGTCTGACACCATACTACAAAAATTCATGGGTGCTAACCGCTTACGTGAACTTGCCCGGAGATATCTGGAGCAGGCCAAAGGCGGCGCACCCTTGGTGCAAATGCAGGCCGAGCTTACTCAGCGTGACGAACAGCTCGCAGCCCAGCAGTTGCAGATCGACCAGCTTGTACAGGAGATGGGCGCGCTACGCGCACAGGCGGGGCAGCCTATAGCAGTGCCGCAGACGCCTATTGGCACACCGCCAGCAGTACCTACTCAGGAACAAGAGCCTATGGGCTTCGTACCTGAAGAACAGCCCCTGCCTGACGACCTACCCCCGCCTGACGAGGAATTTGACCTTGAAGCTGCGGAGGTGAAACCAAAGCCGAAAGGCAAACGGAGGTCAGTAGCGAGCTAAATGGCGATAACGCGGTATCAGACATGCGGAGACATCGTTAATCGTGTAGCTGTTGAAGTTGGGCTGCGTGAGACTTCCGATGTGTTCGCTTCCTCTGATGACGCGATTATACAGCTACGCACGCTACTAACGACTACACTACAGGAACTCATGCTGCTGCACCCGTGGCAGCGTTTAATCCGTGAGTTTCAATATACGACGGGAACGAGTGAGAGCGGGCCGCTGGATTTACCTGACGACTTCGCTTACATGATCCCACAGACCGGATGGGAGCGTAGTTCAAATGTCCCTCTGATCGGGCCATTGGCACCCCAAGCATGGACTTACCTACTGGGTCGAGACTTGGTTGGTTCCACGATTTACGCTTCCTTCCGGTTCGATCAAGATAAGTTCTATGTGTATCCATCAACGCCGATGCCTGATGCGCTCGATATTAACTTCGAGTATGTCTCGCGTAACCTCATCGCTGACGACGGTGCGACCACTTATTCTGACGTGGCAACAGTCCACGCTGACGTGGTGGTGTTGCCTATCCATGTCGTCACACGATTGCTCAAGGTGAAGTTTCTCGACGCTAAAGGATTCGATACGCAGAAGGCGACTAACGAATACAATATGGCGCTTGACTCTGAAATAGGTAAAGACAACTCAGGCGGTATACTTACAGTAGGTAAAAACAGGTTTGGCGGGTACTACCTTGACGGGTTCCGTAATACGCCTGATACTGGCTTTGGCACCTAACCGTGGGCATGGCTCAACGGGTTGATCGCTACAGGGGTGGACGCCAGCGTTCTCAACCCGGCACTATTCCTGCACCTATCGACGGTATAAATGCTACAGCGGCGCTCGCGGCTATGAGTCCTCTGGAGTGTATTTACTCGTATAACATGCTCCCTAAAGACTCAGGCATGGAGGTTCGCAAAGGGTCTGTAGAATATGCAAACGGCTGGACAGGCACTTTTGCCCGTAGTATTGTGGCTTTCGAGGGGCAGGATTCATCTAACGACAGGTTATGGGTATGTAACACTACGGGTATATGGGATGTCACCACTGACGGTGAAACGTCACCAACGCAGGATGTTACGTTTGCCACGACCACGGGTAACGCAGGCATAGTCTCCTACGTGCAGTTCAGCACCGATGGCGATGAAGAACTGCTACTCCTGTGCGACGGCGCTAACGGATACTATACGTGGACACGCAGCACTGACACATGGGCTAAGATCGCAACGGGCGCAGGCGCTACGCAGATAGATAATGTAGACCCTGTGAACTTTGATTTTGTCACGATCTGGAAGAAGCGTGTTTGGTTCATTGAAGCGGGTAAGAGTTCAGCGTGGTATCTCGCCCCCGGTGCCGCTTACGGCGCAGCCATAGAATTTAACTTCGCTGACCAGTTCAGGTTCGGCGGCGCACTCAGGGCGATACACAACTGGACGCTCGACGCGGGCGACGGTATCGACGATAAGCTGGTGGCTATATCAGGTGGCGGTGATGTCTGTGTATACACAGGTACTGACCCGGCAGCGGTGTCGTCTTTCGAGTTACAGGGTACGTGGTACGTGGGCGCGGTGCCTGCGGGCAGACGTATTGCCACAGAACACGCTGGCGACCTGTTTATACTGTCCAGACAAGGGCTTATGGCCCTCTCCCGCCTGACGCAAGGCATGACAGGCGAGGATGCGTCGATCACGCATAAGATTTCGCCGTACATACGCGAGGTGCTGGACAATGAACTGACTACTTTCGGGTGGGATGTCCACGTCGATATGACAGAGAACCTGCTCACAATCAACACGCCAGCGCGGTCAGATAACACGCAGCAGCAGAATTTCCAGATGTACCTCGGGCGAGGATCGTGGGGTATTGTACGTGACCTGCCTATCGCTAATACCACCAACTGGCAGGGTGAGGTGTACTGGACGGATAACGTCCAACTTAAAGTATTTAAGAAGTCAGGGAACATAGATCAGGTCTACCTTAACACAGCGACAGATGGTGAGGCGGTAGCAATAGATTGGCAGCTACTGACGGCGTATCAGGATTTTGGTTCCTCTGCGGCGTATAAACGCCTGCATTTCATCAGACCTATATTCTCCTCTGACGGGGCTGAACCCGGTATAAATGTCCGGGCGTATTATAACTATGATCTCAGCGCCATCTCTGAACCCCCTACGCTGGGTGCCGATGTGGTAGGCACTTGGAATACAGATTTATGGGGCAGCACTATCTGGGGTGGTGCGCTCCGCGTGTCTGAAGACCTTAAAGGCGGCGCAGGAATGGGGCGTCACTGCGCGGTGAACATTCGCGGGCGTACAGGTGATATTACCACGTTACTTGCCTTCGATATTGTCTACGACACAGGGGGGCTTCTGTAGTGTTTTACTTCGTCCCCATCCTGCCGTGGCACTGGGAGATGATCCCCGCTAAAGCCCGACCTCGTAAGTGTGAGGACACACGGGGTATTGTAGCGCAGGACGAAACGGGTAAACTGGTAGCCGCGTGCGTACTGGACACATGGTCGTTTAACTCGTGCCAGATACACATATTTATAGACAACCCGTTCGTATTGAAAAACGGGTTTGCAGAAGAGGTTTTTAAGTTCGCGTTCAGTGAAGAATCAGGGCGTGAGGTGGTGATAGGTATCACGCCTGAAGACAATAAGCAGGCGTTGAAGTTTATACGCCATATAGGATTTGAAGACATAGGCCGCGTACCTGACGGCTACAAGAAGGGGGTCGATTACATATTGACCGCCATGAGAAAAGAGAAATGCCGCTGGATAGATCAACCAGCAGTAGAGGACACAGCACATGGGTAAAAAAGACGCACCAGACGCACCAGACTATACAGGTGCAGCGGTAGAAGAAGCAGAAGCGGGCAAGGAGATTGTTCGTCAGCAAACGTGGGCTAATCGACCTGAGCAAATTACGCCGTGGGGGTCTACGTCGTGGAGCACTAAAAGCAGGGTTGACCCATCTACAAACAAAGCGGTTACTCAATGGCACCAAACAGAGGCACTCAACCCACAGATACAGCGGGCGCTTGACTCACAAATAGCGGTACAGCAGGGGCGCTCTGGTCTAGCGCAAAACTTGATAGGCAGGGCCGCAGGTGAGACGGCCCAGCAGTTTGATTGGAATAACATGCCTGATCCCGCGTCAGCACCTGACGTGCCTGACTTTTATGGTCAGGGGCTTACGCAGATGGGTTCGCTACCCAACCCCAACCCCGCACAACAGGCGCTCCCTGAAGGTGCACAGCAGTACAACGAGTTAAACTCGTGGCAGCAAGGCCCACAGGCGCAGGGACTTGGGCAGGAGAACATCCAGCGCGGTCTTAACTATGCCGATTTAAACGATGTCAACGCAGCCGGGGCGTATAACCCTGACTTTGCACAGACCCAATACGATAGGAATATGTCACTCCTGCGCCCGGAACAAGAGCGGGCGATGGAGAGCATGGAAGTACAACTCCGCAACCGGGGTTTAACACCCGGCACGGAGGCGTATGACCGGGGCATCCGTGATCTGCGTAACCAGCAGAGTGAGGCGCGTGGGCGTATCTCAGCGGACTCTGTACGCTATGGCGGACAGGAGCAACAGAACCAGTTTCAACGTGAGATGGCGCGAAGGGGCCAGCAGGCGGGTGAGATCAACCAGCAAGGCCAGTTCGCTAATCAGGCGGCACAACAGGCACTACAGCAGCAGTTGGGTATAGGTGCCCAGCGATTCGGTCAGCAGGCGCAAGCAGCACAGCAGGCCAATGCACTGCGTGGGCAACAGTTCGGTGAGATGCAGGCACTACAGCAGCAGCAGGGCAGCGCTCAAGATGCGGCGTTTAACCGCCAGATGCAGACAGCGAACTATCAGGATCAGCAGCGTAACCAGTTGATGAAAGAGCAGTTGGCGATGGGCGGGCAGGGCTTTAATCAGCAGATGCAAGCCGCGAACTACCAGAACACGCTCAGACAGCAGGCGATTGCAGAAGAAGCCCAGCGCAGAGGTATGTCCATCAACGAGATGAACGCGCTTATGACCGGGCAGCAGGTCGGTACGCCTCAGATGCCGCAGTTTATGGGTGCAGGCGCAGCACAGGCTCCGCAGCTACTTGCAGCAGCACAGGCGCAGGGTAACTTCGACCAGCAGGGCTACAGTACAGGTGCAGGCATGTTTAACGCCTTCATGGGCGCTGCGGGTGCGGGTATGAAAGCAAGTGACCGACGCTTGAAGCACGATATACAGCGTAGAGGCACTTCTCCGTCTGGTATTCCAACTTACACGTTCAGGTATAGCGACGATGATACTGGACAGGTGTACAGCGGTGCGATGGCTCAAGACTTGTTGGCTATGGGCCTTGGTCATGCGGTAGCTGAAGGCATAAACGGTATGCTCGGGGTCTTCTACGACCTGATTGACGTAGAGTGCGTCCCGGTAAGGCGGGGGGTTTAAACAATGTTAATGCCACAGTTACGCGCGGATAGCGACGAGGAAAAGAAGCGTCAGGAGGAGATACGTCAAGCGGAGGCGCAAAAGCTATCGGAGCAACGAGAAGCGGCGCGACTCGCCAGTATCGAGCAGGCCAAAGGTAATCAGACAGCTAACAACCCTTACATACCTATATCGGATAAGGCGCGGGCGGCAAACGCTGAGTTAGATAAAACAGCCGCAGCGCGCTACGGCAAAGAGCAGTACGAGAAAAATAAGTGGCAAGGTGATGGCCTTATCTTCGCTCCCGCTGCCGCTTTGATGAACATGTTTACCAAGAAAAAGAAAATCTCTGAGGCTACAGAGTCGGAGTTCGGGCGCTTGACTCAAGCACGCGCCGCGCAAAAAGAACAGCGTATGCGCGAGCACGCGATGAAAGGTCAGACGGCACTGACTAAATCAATAGACGCGATTAATTCGAGCAGCACTCTCGCGGGAGAACGTGTATCTCTACAGGAAGACCAACAGGGGGCCACGGCAGGACTGCAAGAAGACCAACAAGAACATGCAATACTCATGCAACAAGACAGGCAGGATGAAGCGGCTAAACAGAAGACGTATCAGCAAGTGCATAACCCTGACGACATTTCTAAGCCGATGGGTGTGTGGCAAGATAGAGAAGGACAGACGTGGGTTGATGAAGGTAAAGGCCCTGAGTTGTACAAAGGCACTGTACCTCCTAAAGACTTCCGCAAGTGGGTGGATGATGCCAGAGGGGGTAGCTCTGCGGCGGCTAAAAAGTTTGAACACGACAAGTTACTTACGGATGTCAACATAGACCCGTTTGTAAACACCATGCGTGAGGTCTTCGGCGCGGGTAAAGAAATACTCAACGCGGCTACAGGGCGTTTCGACCCTCAGAGACACATAGGTGAGCAACAATTCGCGGGTGAAGATAGTAAGTTTTATAACGAGGTCAATAAAATTCAAAGCGGTATTAAGCGTTTAAACTTCGTAGCAGCAGGGCCGCTACTTCAGATGCTGGGCATACCTTCTAATAGGGATGTTCAGGAAGCCTTCGGCGCAGTTGGGGGTTTGAACAACAGTGTCCCCGCGATGATAAGCACATATAAAAATGCCGTGATACCTAAAATAATAGGCGAAGCGCGCGCAGTAGGTGTACGAAGCAAAGAAGAAATCGACGCCATCGAAAAAATACTGTATGAGATTGTAGACGACGCAGAGAAAGACTACCAAGGTGAACCTGAAACAGATAAAGCATCTATGGAGGCGGAACTAAAACAACTACAAGAGGAAATCAACCGGGACAGCGCCACAAATAACTACGACACCCGGACAGACTAGATGACGCCCGAAGAACGCCAAAAAAAGGAAGCTAGAATAGCTCTCCTCCGCAAAAAGCTACGCGTGGAGGAACTAAAAGAGAAGATAGCAAGCCACAAAATGAGCTACGACGAAGCCACTAAAGGTGAAGTCGCAGCCGAGGTCGGGCGCTCGGTTGTCAGAGGGGGTGGGTACGCCGCTGAAGGCTTCGCGGACATATACGACATAGCCCGCGCGTCAGTTGACCAGTTAGCCCCCGAGTCATGGGGTGTGGAAGATCGTAGTGTGATGGATCAGATAAACCCTTTTGCGCCCCCGGACAAAGGGGACATAGCGCGAGAGAAGTTCGCTAAAGACACCGGGTTAGACGAGTGGGGTAAAGAGAAAATACGCCGGGGCGATAACGCACTGCTCGATATGACGAAGACAGCCAGCGAATACATAATGCCGGTAGTCACTGGCGGTGGCCTTGGAGGCTTAAAACAGACAGCCAAGAACATAGCCAAGATAGGCGGTGGCGCAGCGGTAGGTGAGCAGGTAGGCGGCGAGACAGGTGAGATGATTGGCGCCCTCACGAGCGGTGTAGCCTCACGCGCTACGTTGGACAGAGGTAAACAGTTATTCAACAAGTATTTCAAAGGCGACCCTAACCATTTAAGCGACATGGACATAGAGGACGCCCTTCAAGCGATAATGCTCCACGCTGACGACCCGGAGAAGGCGAAAGCTAACTTTCTAAAGGCGCTTGAGAACGGCGAGAAAGGTACGTTTGCCGACTTGTGTAAGGACAGGGGCATCTACAACGTAGAGGCTATGGCGCAAGCGGGTACGTCAGCAGGTAACAAGCTCAACGTCGCACAGGAGCAGCGCAACGCCCAGATGGAGCAGCGCATAGGCGACCAGTTTGATGACCATGCGTATGTGAACCCCGACCAGCCCGGACAGGTAGGCCGTGATGTACTTGCAGGGAAGATACAAGAACGTAGGGGGCTGCGTGACGAGAGCATAGCGGGCGCAGAGCGACAGGCAGCCGCAGGATTAACCCAATCACGCGCTAAAGTGGAAGGCGCAACGTCTGACCTCATGGACGCGGAGCGTTTAAACGCCGACGCGATAAACACCGGAGGTAACTTCACACCTCCATCAGCGGCAAGTGAGAAGTTGTCTAACACGTATGCCCTTACGGAAAAGGCCGACGACGTAAGGAATGTCCGCCCGGTGTGGGCACCATTTAATGACCCCAACCTACCCCCTATTGATGTGGCTAACATCGTGCCGATGGTGCGCGCTGAACTGGCTAAAATGAATAGTGCCAAGCGCAAGGGTATAGAAAAACATTTCGCAAACGAGCTAAAACTGCTGGATGACATGAACCCCGCTACAGGGGAGCACCCTAACGAGGTGCAGGGTGTGATAGACCTCATAAAAGGTAAGTTGACCAACATCGACGCGGCTAAGACGTATACACGCGAGATGGTACAGATAAACAAAAAATTGGAGAAGTTTCTTCAAGATAGTGCCGCAGGCGGTATGTACAAAGCGGGGCAAGCCGCGACTAAAAAACACAAAGACAAATTTGAACCCGGTAGCGTAGGTGACGCACGTAGAAAAACCACCGATGGTAGGCTGTTAATGGCTAACATGGGTGAGAACCTTGAAAAAGGTGCTGTTACAGCAGCAGAGATCAAGCAATCAGGCTCACCAGCGGTCATCAAGACGTTTAAACAGACCATGATGAGCCTTGCTACCCGCGAAGAAGGTTTAGGCAGGCTGGATGCGTTCATCAACAAACACGACGAGTTATTGTCAGCCTTTCCTGACCTTCGCGATCAAGTACACACGTTACAAAGAGCGAATAAAAGACTTGATACGCAGGTAAAAGCCACAAAAGACATACACAAGGTCGAGGCAACCGCGCAGAAAGACATGGCGGGCACGCTGAAGCAGGCCAGAAAGGCCGCTAATGCAAAAGCCACGAAGGGCACGAAGGCGCTGTACGCCAGCGTCCTCGGAGACTTCGCGGACAAGCCTCAGAAGTCGATCACGAAGATACTCAACGACGAGAATGGCCCTGACATGATGAAACGACTCATCAACGACGTGGGTAAGACACCCAAGGACAGGGCAAACCTGAAGTCACTTATAGGGCAGCAGTTCCTTGAAGGCATCAGCAGGACAGAGGGCACGATCAACCCTGCTACAGTGGCGCAGTTCAAAAAAATGCGCGGGACACTGGAAGCAGACGGCATCATGTCCGGGCCTGAACTGGATGTGATAGCTGATGTGCTTGACCTGACTGAAGGCACCGCTATGCGTAGGGGCGCGTCACCGATCAAGCATGACTTCTCAAGGCATGACAAAATAGCCTCGGCACTTGTCGCCACAGCTATGCTAAAATTCTTACCGGGTAACTCATTACTGCTCTCAGGCACGACGCGAGATTGGTTCAAAGAAGCAGTATTGAAAGTGGGCGATCCACAGATTACGAAGGCGCTCGACACCATGATAGGTGACGCGGGCAGATTCGAGGAGGCGGTCAAGAAGTTTAAACCCGCTTCTGAGGTAGATATGAAGAACATGCTTACGTCTATGTTGAAGGACGCGCAGAATCAAACAATAGGCGTCGTAGTCCCCGCGACAATGGTACAGGCGGGCAACGAACAGACGTACAGCAGAGAATAGGAGCGTTTAAACATGGCACGCGACGCGTCAGGTAATTATAGTTTAGCATCGGGGAACCCGGTTAGCTCGGGTACGACGATCTCAGCGACATGGGCGAATAACACGCTGACAGACCTTGCCACGGAGATGACAGACAGCCTCTCCCGGTCAGGTAGTGGCGCGATGCTCGCAGGTCTGGAAGGGTTCGCAGGCACCGTCAGTCTACCCGGCTACGCCTTCACCGATGAGCTATCCACAGGTATATACTACATCGCCACGGGGAACGTCGGCATAGCCCTCGCGGGTGTGCAGGTCATGGACTACGCCTCGGAGGTCGCCACGGTGATCAGCGCAGTGGCAGACGCTACTATTGGCCCTATCCTCAAGCTGCACAGGAACTCAGCCTCGCCAGCAGACGCGGACTTTATAGGCGCGGTCTACTTCGACGGTGAGGACGACGGGGGTACACAGACCACCTTCGCCTCTATCGAGGCCCAGATAGACGACGTGACAGACGCCACAGAAGACGGCACGCTGCTCGTCAAGACCATGCAGGCGGGCACGCTCACCACAGTCATCGACATCAGCACCTCGGTGGTGGTCACACCGGCTACTACCTTGTCTACGTCCCTGACACTTGCCACAGGCGCGACGGTCACAGGTATACTCGATGAAGACGCGATGGGTACAAACAGTGCCACACAGCTTGCCACGCAGCAGTCGATCAAGGCGTATGTAGACGCGCAGGTAGGCACAGTGAACTCACTGACTGAGGTGCTGGCGCTGGGCAACACCACAGGCGGCACGAATCTGGAGATCACCAACGGTGACGCTATTGTGACCACCGTGGGCAACCTCGCACTGACACCCGTAGCCGGATCAGCTATCGTTCTGGACGGTACGATCAGCGTCGATGCGGGTGTGGTCACAGGCGCGACATCTATCACCAGCACAGCGTTTGTAGGCAACGTCACAGGTAACGCATCAGGGACAGCCGCAACCGTAACAGGGGCTACACAGGCAGCAATCACCACTCTCGCTAACGCGGTCACAGTGGGCGCATTGGACTCAGGTTCGATCACGAGCGGCTTCGGATCTATTGACGTAGGCTCCAGTGCTATCGACGGTGGCGTGATCACAGCGGATACAAATTTTGCAGGCGATATCACAGGTAATGTTACTGGAAACACCTCCGGCACGGCAGCCACTGTAACGGGCGGGACGCAGGCCAGTATAACAAGTGCGGCAAATCTTGTTACTGTAGGCGCATTGGACTCGGGGTCAATTACGTCAGGGTTTGGGTCTATTGACGTCGGCAGTAGCGCCATTGACGGTGGTGTAATTACTGCTGATACAAATTTTGCTGGAGATTTAACAGGTAACGTAACAGGCAACGCCAGCGGCACCGCAGCAACGGTC